TTAAGACTTGCGGTAGGTGATCCAAGCTATCAAATAAAAACAGAAGAGACAGGTATAGAATGGGTTCGTGTTCCGCAGTATGGAAAGCTTCCTACTGATGAAAATGGACGAGTATTTGCTAATTGGAACACAAATTTTTATAAAATGTCTGCTGGAGAATACATGCTCAATCCAGTTGAGGCACCTTTTGTAATTTTTGGTGTTACAGCAGAAGGAATATCCCCACTTATAGCAACTCCCGGAGGAGCAAAGTATCCTCATGAGGTTCAAGCAACAGTTCTTAGCACTTTAATTAGTGGAACACCCCTTTCTCAGCCTTCATGGAGCTTCTTGGCTGAACTTGGTGTAATACTCATCGGAATGGTACTTATCATGTTGGTAGCTAGTAATATATATTTAAGCCTACCCGTCATTTTAGCACTATTAGGAGGGCTTGGTTTCACTTCATGGAAACTTGTAGAATATTCCTACTTATTCGATGTTTCAGGCGCATTAGTTATTCTTTTCCTATTCTGGAGTATCATACAATTCCGTAGTTTTATTACTCAATACTTATTGAAGTTACAGATTAAACGACAATTTGGAACATATGTCAGTCCTGACTTAGTTGAAAAACTACAAAAAGATCCATCATTGCTTAAATTAGGTGGAGAGAGAAAAGAAATGACTTTCTTATTCACTGATATTATGGGTTTCACTCCTGTCTCAGAAACATTTAAAAATAATGACGATCCAGAAGGATTAGTAGATTTAATTAATACTTACCTAGATAGTATGACTACTATAATTTTAGACAATGGTGGAACAATTGATAAATATATGGGGGATTGTATTATGGCATTTTGGAATGCGCCATTACCTTGTGAAAATCATGCAGATATGGCGATTAAATCAGCAATAGAGATTAACGCTAAAACAGAAGAACTTAATAAACAATTTAAAGAAGAAGAACTAGGGCTTCCTCCAATTAACGTTGGAACAGGAGTTAATACAGGAACTTGTATTGTAGGAAACATGGGCTCAACCAAACGATTTGACTACTCTGTAATAGGAGACGCAGTAAATCTAGCTGCTAGATTGGAAGCAACTGCAGGACGAAATGATTATAAAGAATGGAAGATTATCATATCAGAAGATACTATGAAGGAAAGTAAAGACTTTAACTTTGATAGTATAGGAGATATTTTTGTCAAAGGAAAATCAGAGCCAGTTAAGATATATAGTGTTAATAGTTGACAGGAACATCAAAAAAATAGTTCTTGACTTCAACTTGCCGTTTTGATATAATACAAGAATATATAAATTAACTTTATAAAGTACGGAAAACCTTAATTAACTATGAATGGATTTACTCTACCTCTTACCCTTGTCGGTGCCTTACTGTGTCAAACAGCGGGAGTAGTATGGTGGGCTTCAGGAATTAATACAGAGGTTAATAAGCTAATATCAAATGATGAGCAATTTCAGGGCAATAAAGAGGAATATATACAAAGATTGTCAGTTATCGAAACAAAAGTTGAGGGTAACTACAAGATTTTAATTAAATTAGAGGAAAAAATAGATAGATAATGGCATATTCAGCAGAAGTAGTACAAAGATTTGAAAATGTACTTAAGAATCCAAAAGAAAACAATGTTGGACGTTTTGATCCTGATGATCCCAATGTGGCAACAGGAATGGTAGGCGCACCAGCATGTGGTGATGTAATGAGATTACAATTTAAGGTGGAAAAAGAGATTATTAAAGATGTCAAATTTAAGACATATGGCTGTGGCTCAGCAATAGCTAGTTCCAGTAAAATAATAGAAATGTTAAAGGGCAGGAGTTTAAAACAGGCAAGTGAAGTCACTGACAAACAAATAGCAATAGCACTAGACCTTCCACCTATTAAACTCCATTGCTCCGTTTTAGCAGAAGCATCTATTGCAAAGGCAATAGAAAATTATAGGAATAAAAATGGTTGAATACGAAACAAAAGAAGCAAAAGCCGAACAAACACCTCCAGCTCCAGTAGCTGATACTCCTAAGATTTATCCAAGTAGAGGGTTATTTAAATATCGTGACGCACAAGGCAAACTTTGGAAGTTTAATACTGAAAAAGAAGCAAAAGCACATCTATCAGGAGACTCAGATGTTGTGGACGACGATTAAAAATATACTAACTGGAAAGGATAAAAACTGGGACGGTGAAGTTGACATTCATGATAAAATGATTGAAGCTGAGGAAAAGGCTAATGCCAATAAGAAAAGTAAAAGGCGGGTGGAAAGTAAATAATACTCCTGGGGTTTCTAAAACAAAGAAAGCAGCGAAGCAAAGACTTCGCGCAATCAAATACCGCCAAAAGAAGAAACGCAGGAAAGGACGTCGAAGACGTTAGGAGAAGACTATGCAAATAGCAAGAATACTAGGTACAACAACACCAGCAACTACAGAAACCGCAACAGCGAGTACTGTTGAAGGGGCTAATTTTGTTATGCTTCATAACTCAGGTTCAACACTTAGAGAGGTTGTTATACAATCTGAAGCAAGTGGAACTTCATTAGGAAATATCTACTTATCAAGTGGAGAAAGGCTTATAATTTCAAAAGGCCCTGATGAAGTAATTTTTGCAGCACACGCTGAGATTAAACTTACAAAAGTAAACCCAATGGTAGCAAACTAATGCCTAGAAAGAAATTAAAGACCAGTCGTAAACAACGACTTGGAAAGAGGGTCTCTCCCTCTAAAAGAAAAGCTAGTAAAAAGCGTACTACTTATCAAAAGTATAAGAAAGCACGTACACAAAGATTAGGAAAAAGAAGTTAATGATAGAAGATATAGATTTAAGCCATCTTGATGCTCATTGGTTGGACGTTATCTCTAGTTCGGCAGTAACTGCCTTAGAAAAGATAAATGAACAAGCAAGAGATTCAAATGTAAGCCCAGAACAAGCAGCGTTAGCTACTTTGGCTGGCGGATTTTTATATCTATATCATTTAGCTCAAGTAAATGACCTAATTATTTCAGATAATACCCCAACTATAGTACATTAATGCTAGAAATTAGTAGGAAAGATATTCCAACAGGAGATTTAGTAAGCTATCCATCAGAAGATAGATTTATTAAACTTCCTATAGAACCTTACATGGAATTATTAGGTATTACACCAATTCCATCACAAATTGCAATAATTAATGCAATTAATAATCCCAAATACCGTTTTATTTGTGGTGCCGTTTCTAGGCGTCAGGGTAAAACTTATATTTCTAATATTATTGGGCAACTTATGGCACTAGTACCAAATAGTCATGTTTTATTAATGTCACCTAACTACTCTTTATCTCAAATATCTTTTGATTTACAAAGACAGTTAATTAAGCACTTTGATTTAGAAGTTACAAAGGATAATGCCAAAGATAGAGTAATTCAATTATCCAATGGTTCTACTTTACGTATGGGATCAATAAATCAAGTGGATTCTTGTGTAGGAAGATCATATGATCTAATAATATTTGATGAAGCAGCCCTTGTAGATGGTAGAGATGCCTTCAATATAGCACTTAGACCAACTTTAGATAAAGATAATAGTAAAGCACTCTTTATTTCAACCCCTAGAGGTAGAAATAACTGGTTTGCAGACTTCTTTTATCGTGGATTTAACAATGAATTTCCTGAATGGGCATCTGTAAGAGCAACTTATCATGAAAATCCTCGTTTTAGCGAAGATGATATTAAAGAAGCTCAGAAATCAATGTCTTCAGCTGAATTTGCACAAGAGTATATGGCAGATTTTAATACTTATGTAGGTCAAATCTGGACTTTTAATTTTGAAAAGTGTGTTGCGGATTTATCAGAGTTAGATACTAGTAAAATGGACGTAATTGCAGGTCTTGATGTGGGTTACAAAGACCCGACAGCCTTATGTGTAGTAGCATATGACTGGGACCTGGAAAGATTCTATGTATTAGATGAATATCTTGATGCTGAAAGAACTACTGAGCAACATGCAGTTCAAATCAGAGCATTACAAGATAAACATAACATAGATTGGATATATATTGATTCAGCG